CATTTTATTATGTGTTTTCGGACCTATCGCAATAGCTTCAGTAATGCAAAAAGAAGACTTTGAAAAGAACTCTGAAAATGGAGAATCTTATGAAGCATTTTGCAATCGATGTTATTCTCATTTCATTTAGATCATGACAGTAGATAAGGAAAAAATAGCAGCTATCCGACTTCAGGAATTAGGATCTCAACTACAAGGCATAATGGGTGAATTAAACTCAATTATCAACGCTCCTGAAAAAATAAAGAAAGTAAGCAAAAGAGATGAACTATTCGCCAGACTTTCTAATAATTTCGATAAAAAACAATTAAGAAGACAAAATAAATAAGGTACCCCGGCAAAGTGTTGCAGGGTGTTGAAATATAACTCGCAAAGTCAGTTTCAAACCTACCAAAATCAATTAAACTCACATAAACTTAATCACAATGGCAAAACCTAATTTTCAGTGGACAACAATTCACACAGACACCCGCATGATTCACACTTTTGAGAAGAATCGTGTAATTGTATTAGACAAGACAAATAATCAAGCCACGACCATGGTAGACGGTAAAACAACCGGTTCATTTACTACTACTGGAATGTTGCTTGAAACCTATGAGCAACTACTCACCAATTTCGCCAAAAACGGATCTTTAATCCCTGTTAGTTATTCAATTCAAAACTAATCGTATGACAGCAATCTACGTACTATCAGTAATTTTATTAATCGTTTGTTTTGTAATTATTGAAAAGTCCCTGGCTAAAGAATCAAAATCAATTATTGAGAAACTGGAAGAGCAAATCAGTATTCGAGATAAAATGATTATCAAAGTAAATAGCGAAATTAAAACGCTGGAATTTAAAGCTAAAATGCTCACTAAGGTCAATGAGAATCTCGAAGCAAAGCTTCACCGGTACCGGGATGAAAAAGGACTTTTTATAAAATCACCTAAAATAGTTGAAAATGAAAAAAGATAGTCTTAAATATGCGCTTATCGCATTGTTTTTTCTCGGATTTTTAACGCTTATATTACTTCAACTAACAGCACACTAAATTCATATAATATAATGAAATCAGTTGATGAATACAAAGACATAAATTCTGTAATGCGTAATAAAGCAATAAAATTACGATGCATATCAGAAATGATAGTTGGAGCGATAAACAGACTTCAAGATGCCCGTCAAATATATTTCTTCTTCAATACTTCTCAAAATTACAAAACCATGCAGATCAAACAAATATCAGTAGATCGACTGATCAGTTTTTACGAAAATACTTCAAAAAATTAAATCAACAATTTACCTAATAATAAAGTCATGTCAGAAAAATTAAAACCCGACTTTAATGTAGTCGACAAAACCACGCTCGTGGATCAGCAACCAATCAAAGATTCATTCATTGATACACTGGTAAGAATGCACCGGTTTACTCCGGAAGATTCTGAAGCAACATACGAACGCGAATCCAGGTATTTCAAAAGACTGGTATCTCAAAATGACTGGTTAAAAGAAAGCACCGGAATTTCATTGTGTTCCGCTTTTTTCGAAGTTGCTATTACCGGACTTTCTCTACAACCTGGAAGTAAGTCAGATTCCTATCTCGAAGCAAGAGCCGCAAACCAACCTAAAGAAGGTCGTGATAATTGGGTAAAAGTGGCTCGGTTGGTAGTAACTGCTTACGGAGAGCTTAATCTCAGGATCAAGTCAGGACAAATCATCCGAATGAATAATCCAATAGTTATTTATGATGGAGATAAATTTCAACCATGTACAAATGAACGAGGAGAACTTAAAGTTGATTACTTACCTGCAATTCCAAGAAAGACAAATAAAATTATTGGAGCTTATGTCTGTATTGTCCTTCCTCACAATGGACTTGATTTTAAATGGCTATTAGAAGATGATATTACCAGGTTAGCAAATTACTCAAAAACCAAAACTCAAAAGGATGGTAATTCTCTTTACAAAGCGAATGACGGCCAAATAGATCCTGGGTTTTTGGAAGCAAAATGCATTAAACATGCTATGAGGGCCTATACCAAACTGAAGGTATCTGAGAATATATCTTTCGAAGGCGATGAGCAGGAAGAAATACAGCCAAAAACATTCGTTGAGGAAATACAAAAAACAGCAACAATTCAAATTACTAACCAAACAGATGAGGAGGAAATATTTTAATGGAAACAACACAAACATTACCCGCAGAAACTACATCCGTAGTAAAAATTGAAGAGTTTAAAACTCTTATGACTCAAGCCCCAATAGTTCTTGCAGAAAACAAAACATCATACTCCAAAGCACTTGAAAAAGGGAATGAGTTAATTGCATTAGCAAAACAGGGAATGAATGATATTATCGATGCTCAACTTGCATCCTATATTGATAAGGTAAAGAAGACAAAAAAGGCAATGAACGATAAACGTTCTTCATTTACTCAAATGATGACATTAGTTGCTAAGGAATTTACATCATTGGAAAATGATTTAAACACTCCTATTGACACGCTCCAATCACTCCGGAACGATTATGCAACTAAGATCATGAAAGAACGACAGGAAGCAGAAAAACAGGCTCAATTGAAGCTTGCCAAAGAACAGGAAGCTATCGAAATCGAAAGACTTTATCGTATTGGATATGCTCAGGCAAGTTCTGAATATATCATGAATTTTAAAAATACAAAAAATGCCTGGTTTAATGGTCTTATTCTTTCCAATATCGAAACTGCATCTAGTGAAATAGAAAAATTTGATAATAATCTTAGCGATGCTCAATTTGTTTTCTATGTCCAAATAGAATTAGCTATTCGGCATCATACTGCTGAAGAAAAAGTATTGATTACCGGAAAAATCGCTCAACAACTTTGCTACACGGCAATGGATGATTTTAAAAAATCAATTACCGAATTCAAACGTGAACTACTCGATATGATTCCTTCGAAAAAAAACCAACTGGAAGAAGTGGAACGTCAACGTCTAGCCGATATAAAGGCAAAAGAGGAAGAAAAAGAACGTCAACGGCTCGCAGATTTAGCATCCGAACAGGCAAGACAGAAGGCAGAAACAGAACAAAAAGAAAAAACTGAGAAATTAAAAATTGCTTTTGAACAGCTTGTTTATGCAAGAACTGGATATGTCATTCCGAGTGAATCAAATAATTTGGAACTATTTGTAACGCCTACAAAATCAATTCCGGAACTCGAAAATGATTTTATTTCAATTAAAGAAGAATGTAAAGAAATACCTTCTTTGATTGAATTTGCAAAATCAATGGAAAAAAAAGAATCCGAACGTATTGAATCAATAAACGCTGAAAAAGAACGCCAACGTATTGTTTCTGAAAACGAAGAAAATGAACGTATTCGGAAAGAAGAGGAGAAGCAAAAACTTAAGGAAGAAGCCAGGTTATCACAATTAAAAGCTGAAGCTGCTGCCACTGTTCAGGCAACCGGACAATCAGTAAATGCAATGGTTGATACTCAGGCTGATTTATTTACTGAAGCACCAAAAGTAAAAGAGGGATATGATATCAAAGTACTGAATCCGGCCGGTTATCTTCAACTTATATCTTTTTGGTTCGAAAACGAAGGTAAAAACCTTACCAACGACAAAATAGAATCCATGTCAATCACTCGTATTAAGGCATTCTGCGAAAAGTATGCTGTCAAAAACGATGTGACAATTGAAAGTAAATTACTTGTTTACGAACCGGTTTATAAAGCGAAATAACTATGAAACACACACAAGGAGATTGGATTAATCTAGGCTATAGAGTCGATGTAGATATTGCTGATGGTTTGTCAGGAATCTGCGAGATGTCAGATTGGATGGATAAAGAAGAAATGGAAGCCAACGCAAAGCTTATCGCTGCTGCACCTGAATTGCTTGAAGCTTTAAAGTCTGCAAGGACAGAAATGCTTAAAGTTGGGGTAAACTACGATAACGCAAGCACGTACAACATTATTGATAAAGCAATCAAAAAAGCAACTGAGTAATGGACGCTTATTTTAAACGTCCTGAAGTATCAAATTCGGATTTGGGTTGGTTATTGGACCAACTCAATCCGAAATCAAACCCGATGGATCCTACACAAGCCTTTGCCGATGGAAATCTTCTTGATGCCATGATAACCGAATCTTATAAGGTTGATTATTTCAAAAGAACCCGGGAAGATGTGATTTATAAAAAGGCAACTTTTGAGAATACCATTAAAATGAAACAAGCCTTTTGGCGGGATCCTTTCTGTTCTGACCTAATGAGTGGAGCAAATGCACAAAAAATAAGTATCCAGCGCAATGCGTTAATGAATTTTAATGGTGTTGAATTTGAACTCGATCGGAGATGTAAGTGGGATATTTGGCGGGATGACTGGAAATGGGGAGGCGATATAAAGAGTACGGCTGCCGAAACACAGATGCAGTTTGAAGCAGCTTGTAAATTCTTTCAATACGATCGCTCACGTGCATGGTATATGGACATTGAAGGAGCTGATAGAGATGTGATAATAGGAATTTCGAAGAAAAATCACAAAGTCTTCAAAATATTTATAAATAAAGAATCAGACTTCTACTTAGAAGGGAAACAAAAGTATTTAGAATTAGCCTACAAATGGCATTTATTTTTTGGAAACGGAAGACCATGAGAATAGTAGTTGAAAAAGAAAATAAGTATTTAATTCAGTTTGATTACGATCGGAAGATATCGGCAGCTGTAGCCAAACTTCCGGATGTAAATTATGATTCGAAATTGAAGCGTTGGGAACTTCCACGCCGTTGGGAATTTGAAGTTCAGATGTTCGCTCAGAAATATGCTTTTGATATGACTGGAAAGATTTCAAAACGTCGTGTTTTCGATGCACCTGCTGAAATGCCAAAGCTTAATCAAAATATTGATCTTAAGCTAAAACCTTACGATTATCAAAAAGAAGGTATTGCTTACGGGATTGAACACGGTAGCTGTATCAATGGGGATGCTCCTGGACTTGGAAAGACTCTTCAAAGCATCGCAACGGTTATAGCTAAAAATGAATTTCCCTGTCTTATTATTTGCCCGGCTTCTTTAAAATTGAACTGGGAAATGGAATGGAAACTTTGCTCCGATCATAAACCGGTTATACTTACGGATTCAATAAAGCACACCTGGGAAACATTTTATAACATGGGTGTATATGATGTATTTATCGTCAACTATGAATCAATACAGAAGTATTTCGTTTTGAATATTGAGACCCCAAAAGGGGAAACAATGCTACTTAAACACATTAATTTTCTTCCAAGTATAAATGTTTTCAAATCGGTAATTATCGATGAAAGTCACAGGGTAAAAGATAAAACAACACGACAAAGTAAATTATCCTACGGGATAGCATTAGGTAAGTTCACCCAGTTACTCAGCGGTACCCCGATTGTAAATAAACCGGTTGATCTAATGTTTCAACTTATGATCATTGATAAACTGAAAGAGTTTGGTGGATCCGTTGCATTTCGTGAAATGTGTGCCGATGAAGAGCGTTGGCCGGAAATTAATTCAATACTCCGGAATAAATGCTATTTCAGAAGAGAAAAGAAAGATGTACTCAAAGAGTTACCTGATAAATTTCGACAAAAGGTATTTTGCAATATTTCAAATCAACCTGAATACGATGCTGCAATGGCAGATCTTGAAAGTTATTTGAGAGAATATCGAAAAGCAACTGAACCTCAGATTGCAAAAAGTATGAAGGGTAAAATAATGGTTCAGATAGGAGTACTTAAAAACATTTCGGCACGTGGAAAACTTGCTGATGTGAAGGAATATATTGATGATGTACTTGAATCCGGTGAAAAGATTGTCGTGTTCATCTATCTTAATGAGGTGGCCGATGTACTAAGAAGCTACTATCCAACTGCATTATTTTATACCGGTTCGGAAAGTTCAGAAAAAAGGAATACTAATATACATAAATTCCAACGCTGTACTGTCTGTGATACTCGATATGAAAGGCATTCTAATTCTGATCATGAATTTGTTCCCACCGATCATAATTTGATATTCGTAAACTACAAAGCCGGTGGTGTTGGTATTACCCTTACAGCAGCTTCACGCGTGGCATTTATTGAGCTTCCATGGCATTCAGCCGATACCGATCAATGTGAAGACCGTTGTCACCGTATTAGTCAGAAAAACGCTGTACAGATATCTTATTTCTTAGGTAAAAATACGATTGATGAAGATATTTACCAGGTTATAAATGATAAGCGCGAAATGAGTTCAGCATGTACGGGGGCTGTTGATAATACTGAAGAATCTACTATTGACTCAATTATAAATTTATTTTCATTAAAATAAAATCCTATGAGCGATCTATTCCCATTCGAAATTCAGGAAATTTCAACAAAGAAAAAGAAGTTCTATAAAGCCGGAGACGGAAAGTTCACCGATCCAGTAACTGCAAGAGTTGATCAGGCTGAAAAAGAGTGTAAAATTCACAAGACGAATGAAGCCTATTACAAACGTCAATGCGAGCGTTTACAGCGTGAAATAGTAGAAGTAACGAATAAGAACAAGGATCTTGAAAAACAGCTCACATGGTCAAAAATTCAGATAATACGATACTAATTACAACCGGCGAACTTGATCAGATAATGCTTCATCTCGACTCAGCTTTTTGCGACACTGGAGATCAGAGTATTTTTAAAGTAATCGATATTTTAATGTCAGACACAAATAAACAAATTATAAATGACACTTAACGAAGAAGCAACGCAAATACAAGATTATCTTGAAATCCATTGTTCGGATAATCCGGCAGAAATTCAACAACGAATTCGGGAACTGGCTGTATATACGGCACGCACAGGAAAAATGTTGGCAGATGCAAAAATGGTTTTGAACACAAAGAAAACTTCAGAGATTCAAAAGACTATTATTAGCATCGCAAAAGAGGCTCATTTAGCGGCTGCTGTTCAAAGCGCGCTATTAAAAAGTATCTGTATTGAAGAAAGTTATTTAGTTGATTGGTTGGACCGGTTAAACGCAAGCTGTACACATCAATCAGCATCTATGATAACTTTACTTAGTTATGCAAAAGAAGAAATGAAGTTATCGGGGGCTCAATTTTAAAAATAAAATTATGTGTGAAATAATTCAATTAAGCGAAACATCTACAGCTTTCATGTGTGGTGGACAACCTACCGATCATACTTGCAATGAGGATGGATTAGTACTAATTCTTTCAGATGAAGAAGAAGTTCCTGATACCCCCGATAATCAAGTTAAGTATGAAAAAGAGATACGTGGTGGTAGTGTATGCTGTACTGTCTGTGGTCGATCTGCTTTTTCAAATGCAATGTGGTTAGATATTTAGTAAATCGGTGTGTTGGCGGAATTGGTAGACGCAACAGTAGGCTTGAAATATAGCTAACGTGTGACGAGGTTCGAGCCCTCGTAATAAACTGGAAAAGGAACACGTGCAGGTTCGAATCCTGTACACACCACAATTCAATTTTAAACAAAATAAATTTTATGGAAGTAACAAAAAATGAAATTAGTAAAGCGACTATCAAAAACGATCGTTGTAACGTGATCTTTAAAGAGAACACAGCAACTGATATTAATACCGTTAACAAGGATTGTAGCGGAATTATTCATGCTGATCTTCTCGCTTCGTTTAATCGCATGAAAGTGCATTTAGTAATGTTATGTGAGCAGCCTGAAATGAGTTTAATCTCTCACGCTACAATCAGTGATTTTGATATCAGTCAATTGGATAATTATGTGATCACAGGTTATGTGATTGGTGGAACTGACGAACATGAAGGTGTGACAATTATCGGTCAAAAATTGCTCAAGTCAGGAAAAGTGCTGAATCTTATCGCTCCTTTTACAAAGTACGAGGATGATTATGAATTCTCTGAAGAACTTGGACAGGATGTTCAAATGTGTTCGTACGAAGTAGATCAATATCTTTTTCATGATAAGTTCGGTATAAAACAACAGGAATTTGAATTTGATAAAGCCAACGAAGCGACTATTGAACTTTCTAATGCTGCTTCAGGGATTAATGGTAATCTTATCATTAAAGGTCATGGCAAGAGAAAGAAAAAACTTGAAGAACTTGAAACGGTACTTGAAGGATCAGGTTTAGTACTCGAACCTGTTATCTAATGACTATACAACTTGACATATCAACGGATTTATATATTGTTGAATTTGACTTTCATCCAAGATTGTCAAGTGAAATAAAGAAGATTGAGGGGGCAAAATACATTCCAAGTTTAAAGACCTGGAATGTACCCCGCTCCTCTTTAGCTCAACTTCAACATTACGCTGAATGTGCTAAAGGATTTGGACCGGTTGATTGGCAAAAGAAAAGTATTGAGTCTGAAATGCCAGATTTATTGGTTCCGCATCAATTAAAGCTAAAGCCGCGCGACTATCAACTCAAAGGAATAGCAAGAGGACTTGTTTTAAAGAGGTGCATTAATGCCGATGAGCCTGGCCTTGGAAAAAGTATGCAAAGCATTGCAACAATCAACATAGCGCAATCATTCCCTTGTCTTATTATTTGTCCAAGTTCTTTAAAGATCAATTGGGAGCGTGAATGGTCAAAGTTTACCGATAAAAAGGCAATGATATTAACCGATGAAATGCGTGATAATTGGCCTTATTACTTTAACCAGGGTATTTATCAGGTTTTCATAGTCAATTACGAATCTTTGAAGAAATACTTTGTATTGCATGAAAAACAATCAGAGCATTTTTCACTCAAAAATGTGATTTTTAAGGAGAATGTGAAGATTTTTAAGTCGGTCATTATTGATGAAATACACCGCTGTAAATCTTCTTCTACTCAACAAAGTAATTATTGCAAAGGAATAGCACAAGGGAAAGATTATGTAATCGGATTAACAGGAACCCCGATTGTAAATAAACCAAAGGACCTGGTACCACAACTTTCAATCATTGGCCGGCTTAATGATTTTGGTGGATCCATTAATTTTCAAAAACAATTCTGTGCCGGTCCTACCGAATCATCAAATTTGAAAGTATTGAGCGCAATGCTTTACGAAAATTGCATGTTCCGAAGGGAAAAAGCAAAAGTATTAAAAGAGTTGCCCGCAAAAGTTCGACAACTTGTAACAGTTGAGATTAGTAACCGTGAAGAATACCAGTTCGCTGAAAATAATTTGAAAGAATATCTTAAGAAGTATAAAGAAGCAACTGATAAAAATATAAAAAATGCACTCAAAAGTGCTGCAATGGTCCGGTTAACTCTACTTAGACAAATTACTGCAAGAGGGAAAGTAAAAGAGGTTATAGACTGCGTAAAGGACTTCCAGCTAAGTGGAAAAAAGATGATTATATTTTGCTCTCTTCATATCGTAGTTGATCAACTTAAACACGCTTTTCCATCGTCCGTATGTGTAACAGGAAGGGAAAATCAAGAACAAAAACAGAGAGCCGTTGATAGTTTTCAAAATAGTTCTAAAACAAATATTATCATTTGCTCGATTAAAGCTGCCGGAGTCGGTCTAACGCTTACCGCCAGTTCAGATGTTTCGTTTGTTGAGTTTCCCTGGACTGATGCAGATTGTTGCCAATGCGAGGACCGGGCACACCGTATGGGACAGAAGGACAGTGTTACAGCACGGTATTTCTCAGGTAGAAATACAATTGACGAACGTGTTTATCAAATAATTCAAACAAAAAAAGGAATCGCCAACGCCGTTATGGGTGGAAGTGATGAAGTAAGTGAAAGTACTCTCGATTTATTAGCAGATATGTTTAACTAAAATAATAAAATTATGTACGTAATTACAAAAGCTACTTTAAAAATGGTAAACGGGGACAAATTAGTCCTTAAAGAAAGAATTGAGACTCAGGATATCGAGATTTACAGAGCAGAACTACACGCAAAGCATGTTTGCACCAGTATTTTATTTGTATTTGAAGAAAAAGTACCGGAACCCATTGAAGCAACTACAGTTTAAATCACTAATCTTAATCTAAAATGGGAAAGCAAGAATTTATAATTGATCAACAGGGTCAAATTGGAGGCGAAAATGTCGTATGTAAGGAACATGTAGGAAATAATCACTTGCCAGTGTGCCGCAAGTGTTGTTTTGATCACACTGGAATGGGCGAAACCTGTGATAAAGTAAATTGTATGCCAACTGAAAGAAAAGACGGTAAAAGGATTTATTTTGAACTAATACATCAGGAAGCGTGAAAAATTTAAGGAATTTGCAGATCGATAAACTCACAGTTTTACAAGGAATCAAACTAACTTGTAGACGAACGTATGATAGATTTCATTGCGGAGTGTGCTATTTCAAAGAGAAGGGTGAAAACTGCCCTCAAGGAGTAAAAGACCCGCTTTGTTTCGCAACTGAAAGAGAAGACCTGGAAAGTGTTTATTTTCAAAAATCAAAAGGAAAAATAGTATGAAAAAATTCAATGGTAAGGCGATATATAATCCAAGCGGAGCAGCGAGGGAATATAGTTATTGGGGTTGTAATTTAGTAGTAGGTTGCTCAAATGGATGTGAATACTGTTATTGCAAAAAAGGTATTCTTAAAGGTGTTATGGGAATGGATAGACCTCAACTTAAAAAATGTTTGGTTAATGAAATAACCGCTTTTGAAATATTTAAAAAAGAGGTATTAATCAATAAAACAGAACTTCAAAAACACGGTCTTTTCTTTTCTTTTACAACAGATCCGATGTTGACTGAATTTTGGGATTTAACCTGGAAGGCAATTATGTTTTGTAATGCACACGAAATTCCAGTTAAAGTACTTACAAAACTAGCCGGTTGGGTCGAAAGTACTTTGAATTATTTTAATCATTCCAATTCTGATAATGCCGATCGGGAATGGAGAAAACTTATTGCATTTGGGTTTACTCTTACAGGGTATGATGAACTTGAAAGGGGAGCATCAACTAATCAGGAACGGATTGAAGGCATGAAACTGTTACATGAAGCGGGTTTCAAGACCTTTGCAAGTATTGAACCTATCATTGATTTTGAAAGAAGCTACGAAATGATTCGTCTATCGTTGGGATATTGTGATTTATACAAAATAGGCCTTATGTCAGGTCAAAAAGTAGATAAACACTTCTATAATAAACTTAGATCTTTCAATTTACAAGTAGTGAATACGCTCGCTCACTTTCCTGCAAAAGTATATTGGAAAGAATCAATTCAAAAGCATTTTGGGATATTTCCCGATGCCAGATGTAATGTAACTCGAAAGTACAACATATTCACTGGCGGGGATGAATGCCTTGAAGAATGTACTTCATGCAACAAAGAATTTGATATTGAAGATATGGAAAGCGACTCAGCTGGTAATTGGTTTTGTCCGGAATGTTGGAAAGTGCTCGAACCGGTTATGAGAACTGAATATGAAGAATCTTTAAAAAATGGCTAAATCAATCACTCTAATTAATCCGACCGGACAATCGAAGGATTTATTTAATTGGGAGTTTTTCGCTCTTAAAATTGAGTTTTCAAAAACTGCTCAATTCATAAAGTGGGCTGAAGAACATAAAGTAAGCGCGTATCCGGAAAATTTAAAATCTAATCCAAAAGGGTTATTGCGATTTAACCCGGTACCTGTTGATCAATTTTTAAAAGAAATGGGTTACAAAATAATACAAAATGAAAACACCTGATCAATATCGATTTGAAAACGAAGAACTAAGGAAACAGAATTCTTTGGGTAATTTAAAAGCCATTTTTCTTGGTTTATTCGTAATTGTACTACTACTTCTCGCATTTATTTACGATTTAATAAATAAAATATGAAAAAACTAATTCTTTTGGCTGTAATATCCTTATTCCTTTCCGGGTGTGTTGATCATGGTTTATACGGTAAACCTCAACACAGACAACACGTGAAGACCCACCACGTTAACTCTAACGGGCGTTATAATTAAGACTATGAAAGTACTATCAGTAAAAAATCCCTGGGCATGGTTAATCTGTGCTAATATCAAACCTATTGAAAACCGTACTTGGAAATGCCCTGAAAAGTATATAGGACAACGTATACTTATTCATTCGAGCGGAATACCAGATAAAGAACCATATAAAATATTTACAGGAGATCAAGCCGAATTAATCTTTGAAGGGGAGGATGTAGATACTATGATCCATGTATTTGATTCATATAAACAAACTTCTCGAATTATCGGTTCGGTTGAAATAGTTGATTGCGTACCCAATCATGAATCTATTTGGGCTCAACATACAGCCATTAAGAAAAAAAAGATTGCTGGCGAAATATTCATGGTTGAAGTCCCTGTTTATAATTGGGTACTTGCAAATCCTATCCTTTTCGATAATCCAATTGAAAACGTAAAAGGAAAACTAAGTTTTTGGGATTATGAATTAAGCGAAGAAGCATATTTGAATACTTTTTCTCATGAATCCATAATTAATTATGTGAATAACAATGAACAATCAACCTAATCTATTTGTAGATCAAAAGCTTTCAGCTAACGATATCATACAATCGTATATCAATGACGTGCTACGGAATAAGCCTCAAACGAAGGTTTTCCCGAATACATACATTGGTAGTTGGGAGTGTGATATCGTTGAACTGACTAAGTCCGGATATTTGTACGAATATGAGGTGAAAATTACCCGGGCGGATTTTAAAGCCGATGCAAAGAAACAACGATCTGGAAACAAAGAAATAGATGGTGTATGGCAGCCTTGCAAACATGTAAAATATGATATCCTTCAATCCGGATCCCGCGTGAATTACTTTTATTATATAGTTCCGAAAGATCTTATTTCAGTCGATGAAGTTCCGGAGTTCGCCGGATTAATTTATATCGATACTTCTTATGTAAATCCATATTTTAAAGTTGTCAAGGTCGCTCCTAAACTTTCAAAGGAAAAAGCTACTGATAGAATAATTTTAAAGCTACTTGAAAGCACATATTATCGTTATCACTCACTAAGGAGAGCATTATGAGAAACATTCGTGAAATAAGAGATTTACCTGTATCTCAACTAACAGATGAAGAAATACTTAAAGCAGCTGTCGATAGATTGCAAACTAAAGCAGCTATGTTGGTTTATGATGATGGAAATAAATGGATATTTCTTTCAAGATGTAAAGAAGGTGGATCCGGATTAATTTCCGGAATGAAAAAAGTTTGTGAGACTGTATTTGGTAAGTTTAAATCATTAAATGACGAAGAGTAAATAACTATAAACAAATAAATTATGGAAGTATTTGGACAATTGATTTCGTTTATAAAAGAAATATTTTCTTGGTGGTTTACCGTCACTCCATGGGAGCAAGCTGTATTTATTCGATTTGGTAAAAACTGTAAGGTTTTGAAAGAGGGGTTCTACTTTAAAATTCCGTTTATTGATCAAATATATGTTCAGCAAATAAGATTAAGAACTGTAGATTTACCCATTCAGACCATTTCTACGTTGGATAATAAAACAATAACAGTCAAATCGGTAATGACGTATTCAATCGTAGATATATTTACTCTTTATAATACAATTTCGCATCCGGAACTAACATTGGCCGGAATTGTAATGAGTGAAATATCCGGGTATATTCGAATAACTAATTCAGATGTCGTAGATACAATCAAAATGGAGCAAAATATTTTGGATAAGTTGATTGAAAAAAATTACGGTCTTGGCGATTTGACGGTGAGAATAACTTCATGGGCGGAGGTAAAGACTTTTAGACTTATCCAGGATCAGAGTTGGATGAGTGAGGGCATGAATATGAATAAGCAAACAAGTAAATAATATGATGTGCAATTGTAAAAACGTTGAATCAGGCAGTTATGCCAATCAAATCGAAGTCAATCGACCTAAACATATGATAGGTCGATGCGAAGGAACCTCATCTCATACAATTTGTATCGACTCCTGCATATTGGAAGAAATTCAGGAGTTATGGAAGATGGGTATTATAACAACGGGGTGCTGTTGTGGACATAATAAATTCCCTGCATTTGTCGGAGTAATCGAAACTGATATTCTAAAAATGAAAGCACTTGGTTACACTGTCCAATTTAATCCATGTAGACCAACTGCTGAAGATACATTTAATTTATAACTATGAAAGAAGAAATTTGCATACATTGCCATAAACCGAAAGTATCGGTCATTGAAACTCCTGAAGGATTTGTTTGTTATCTTTGTTATACAAATAAAAAGGATGCTGCAGAACCAAAGAAAGGAAAAAGAAAAATAGGTCATGAAGAAGCGGATATCCAATCAGAGTTTTTTAAAGTTGTTCCGACGTTCTTCCCGAAATTACCAGATAAGTTACTTTTTTCCGTTCCGAATGGTGGATCCAGGAATCCGATTGAAGCTAAGAATCTTAAAAGGCAAGGATTGAAGCCAGGAGTTCCCGACGTAATCCTTCTTATACCTAAAAAAGGATTTGCAAGCCTTCTAATGGAGTTTAAAACTCAACAAGGCAATCAATCGGATGAACAACTATTATTTCAACAACAGGCAGAGAGTTGTGGTAGTAAGTATGTAATTGTTCGGAGCGTTGGAAATGCGATTGACGAGATGAAAGAGTATTTAAAATAGGTGAAACCGTCAGAAATGGCGGTTTTTTTTGTTTTATATAGCTTATTGAAAGATTTAACTAAGATTTAACACAAATAATTTGGTTTATATAGTCAAATATGACTATCTTTGTATCATCAAAAAGAAATTAAACGTCTAACAATTAAAAAATAAACATTATGAAAACTTCAATCGAAACATTATTGAATTCTTACGTATCTGATAACAAAAAGTCAATTATTGAAAATGGTGGTAATGCTGCTGAGTATATTTTAGCTGACACAGAAGCACAGGACCAGGGATGGTTATGGTTCTTATCTGACGAAGAAATAACCGATTTTGAAGAAAATAAAGATGCAAGAAAACGTTACATTCAAGAAATTAGAGACTTTGTAAATTCAAATTTCAATTATAAACTTAAAAGTGATGATTTAATGATAATTCGTAATACAATGTCAGACGAATTACTATTAGTAAGAGAAGGATGGTTTGAAACAAAAAAATTATGCGAAACTTATGATAATAACGGTCAACAAGTAGGTTGCTATAATGCAGGTTGCTATGCTTTTGAAAATTCATCATGCGATATTCACTTAGATTTTTATATCGCTTTATCCGGTAATTTTGGAATTGGATCTTTGATGGATGACAATGATTTAACAAGTCGTGATTTAGTGGAATTGTTGTCAGATAATGAAGATTCCGGTATATTCCCTGAATTTGGGAAAATGGTTGAATTCTTTGAAAACTGGAAAGAAGAAAACGAAACTCATACAGAAATTTCAGAGACCTACAATTATTGGAATGGGAACAATCATCAGACCGTTACATTAGATACTGATTACCCAACCGATTTGGAAAGAATTGATTCAGAATTAGAAGATGAAATACTTGAAGATTATGAAAATTGCAGTTCTGAAAGCGAATCAAACGGTTTCATATATTATAAAGGCGAAAAATACGGATTTGTAAAATCAGCTTGGGCAACAAGTTGGGAAATTGCAACCGTAAGTGAACGTGATGAAGAAAATTAAGCCAAAAAAAGGGAACCGATTTACACCGGTTCCCTTACAATTTTGAAGATTCAGACGAAATAATTAAAAAGCGTCTAACAATTAAATTTATTTCAATTCCAAACGGTTCAATTAGAGCGACAAATATAAATAATTATTTTATGAAAACAATAGATTTAATAAATAAATTACAAGAAATTGATTCACCGGATACTTTTATCAGCGTTTCGGCTGAATTAGATAAGGAAGGATACAGGATTATTTATGATACAAAACTTGAAAAATACTTTGTTGCCAGGGACCTACGTAAAGAAATCAAAGAGGCAATTTATAAAGAAAAGTTATCTATTCGCGAAGTAGCCATTTTTTTAGGATATGATAATAATAGTTTAACAAAGTATCTAAATGGTCATAGACCAATACCGGATAAGTATTTAGAGAGATTGTTAGCGTTATTGAATTTATAAATACAGAAAAGCCTCGTTTCACAACGGGGCTTTTCTTACAATTAAACCTAATACTATGAAAAAATCACATTATGAATTCAACTAACCACCTTAATATATATCAAATACTTTCAATTTCTGCCCTTAAATCCTTTAGCAGCGATTTAATTTTATCTAAAACCCCGAATAAATTCCATTGAGGGCCAAATGAGTTGATTAATTCCTCTAATTCAGCTATAAGATTAAGTGCTTTCATGGTGTTACTTTTTAAATAACCCCTTTATTTTATCCCAAATAACTACTAAAGGGAATTTCTTCAATAAAAACGTTCCAGCACCAACTCCCCCGGCTACTATTATCGCAATCCACCACCAACTCGAAGTTCGTGATTTTGTAGTTAAGACCTTTTGATCTACTATTGCTTTAACCTCTGCTGAACTGTCTACTTTTACATCTAACCCCTTTTTTACAGCTACTTTAATATCGTTTACAATACCGGAATTGACATTTATTTTCTCTGTATTATTTACTTTATTATCCGAAACCGTTTTATTTGTAAAATCTAACTCAGAAACTAACGGATGTTTGCCCGTACTTGGATCAATGGGTAATGTTGGATCGTAGGTTTTCAGCGTGCCTGTTATATTTCCAGATTGTGAACTTACCTGATCAAATGTTTTTACAATCTCCTTTTCTTTGTTTGTTTTCGATTTATCGGTCAAAGATGAATCAGTAGATTGTTTTATATCCTTTGAAAGACTCGCTTTGCTATCCACGGACGTTTTTAAGGACGTTTGATTAGTTTTCTTAAGACTTGAACAACTAATAATAAATAATAGCGTAAATAGGATGTAAATTAGCTTTTTCATAATTATATAATTTATAGATGAAATTGTATATAATATTTGAATTAAATTGTGTTTAGTTTTCAAAGACTCTTGTTGACCAACCTTTGTAATATTTCCACTGAGAGGGTTTATTTTTGCAGATTTTATAGTACTTTAAAAGTCGGCTGTACTTGTAAAGAATTATAAATTGTTTTTCTGTCATAACAGGTCTGTTATTTAGCCTTGCAATTGAATCCTGAAGTACAAGTACTTTAAGCCTAAGAACGCTTTCATTTACTTGTTTAGTGACATCCATTTGCGAAAAACAAAATACCGGTATAAAAACCAGTAATAAGAGTATTTTTTTCATGCTAATAAATTTAATTTGGTTACTAAATTAATATCTACAATTCCATTTTGAGCTAACCCTACGATTTCCTGTGCTTTCCTTACTCCCGGTTTAATACCCTCGAGAACTGCAGTATCAACTAAGATCGAAGCAATAGATTCGGACTTTATGCCATCACCGCCTATTTTATCCCAAAAATTGAGTTTGTAAAAACCAATGATCAGTTCATTCAAAGTTGGATTTAATTTCAAGTTTTTTGGAAAATTCTTTGAATCTTTTTTACAGATATCTATAATTACCCATCCTGACCATTTAGGCCAAAATTTACGTGCAATACCTTTGTAAGTTTCACCTCCGTTATCGTCCTTATCATTGACGTACCCGCCCTCGATAAGAAGTACTTTTGCAATTGCTTTTCTATAGTCTGCCATAATTTTATTTATCAAATTTTATTTATCAAATGGTGTAACAGTCTCTTTTTTTATTCCTATCATATCTTTAATCTTAGTCACTACCTCCGTGCTAACAATCATGTATAAAAATGAAATTGTAGCGTTATTCGGCCAAGTATCATGAGCATTTCGCAATATATTAATAAGATAACCGGTTACGACAATGTAAGTAGTCCATTTTACACACAACCTACCGGATGCAAGGTCACCCATTCGGGTTGTCGTTTCATTTACAATAAAAATAAACAGGATAAAAAGTGTGATGTGTAAGAATGCTTCCCAGAATTTTTTCATGTTGAATTTTGCTTTGTTTACATGAAAATCTGCTATTACTCCCATTGCTATGTTAGTAGCAAAAGCAATGTTTAAGACAATTATTGTATCCCGTAGTGGGCTGAATGCCCCTATTACTCCTGTTATTGCAAACAGAATGAATGGCTTCATGTAATTGTAAAATGCTTCTAACATAATAATTCATTTATCCTCTCTCGAGGTAGTTTAATTCTATTT